GTCGTGGAGATCGCCAACTGCTACCCCCAGGCGCTGTATTTCCAGCGAAACGAGGTAACAGACGAGTCCTGGTACTACATGCGTGTGGACTTCCCCCACGATTCCGAAAGTGTGAAAAACACCTTCACCAGCGGCCAGTTGTCGGCCGCGAGCGAGTTCAAAAAGCGACTGCTCGGTATGGCGGCTGGGGCAATGTTTACCGGCAGTGGCCAGCAGCTCGACAAGCTCATGAAAGACCAGCTGTTCGGGATCAAAACCGTCTCAACGATCGACTACGTAGGCTACAGCAAGGAATACGCCTGCTACGTCTACGGTGACATCGCGATCAAGGACGGCACCACCTACAAGGTCAACAGCGAAGACTATTTCGAGTTCGGCAAACTGCGCCTGAAAACCCTGCAGAAAGGCGTCCCTATCAAGCTGCAGCGCGAAGCAAAGGGCTTTGACGAGAAGTGGGTGCAGTTGCTGTGGACATGCTTCGGCGCCCAAGGCTTCGTCGCGCTGGTGTTCTTCTTTGGCTCGCTGTTCTGCGAACAAATTCGCGCCCGCTATCAGTCCTTCCCTTTCCTGGAAGCCACAGGTGAGGCCGGCGCCGGCAAAACCACCCTCTTGAACCTCCTTTGGAAACTACTCGGCCGCGAAGGCTATGAAGGATTTGACCCTATGAAATCCACCAAGGCTGGGCGCTCTCGCCTGATGGGCCAAGTCTCCGGAATGCCAGTGGTGTTCCTGGAAGCGGATCGCCACGGCGATGATCGGGCACACGCTAAAACCTTCGAATGGGACGAGCTGAAAGACTTCTACGGCGGCGGCACATTGGCCACCAAAGGGGTCAAGACGGCCGGCAACGAAACATACGAGCCTCCATTCAGGGGAACGATCGCGATCAGTCAGAACGCGGCCGTGGTCGCCCACGAAGCAATCATGACGCGCATTGTGAAGCTGCACTTCGTGCGCCCGACCGTCACACCTGAAAGCCGTGCTGCAGCAGATCAACTCAACGCCCTGGACGGTGGCACCCTCAGCCACTTCTTGTTGCGGGCCGTGGGCAAAGAATCCGCGGTACTTGAGCTGTTCGCCCAACGTATGCCCGAACACGAAGCGAAGCTGCGTCGTTTGCACACCCATTGCTTCGCCTGCAGCACGGCCTATGCCAGTGACCAGGGCAATTGCACCAGTTGCGGCTACGACCTGCGCGGATACATCCGGGTGGAGCGCATCAGCAAAAACCACGCACAAATGCTCTCGCTGCTGGACGGCATTCGCCTGGTCTTGAAATTGAGTGATCCCCAGGTCGCCGCCACACAGCGCCAGATCGTACGGATGGCCATCGAGCGCCAGGCGTCGATCAGCTCCGACCATGCAGCCGTGGCCGAGTTTTGGGAGGTTTACGACTACCTCGAATCCTTGAGCGAAGACCCGGTGGTCGACCACAGCAGCGACCCCACCGTGATTGCTATCAACCTCAACGAATTCTGCGAGCGCGCCGCCGAACACAAACAGAAGCTGGCCGACGTGGCCACGTTGCGCGATCTGCTCAAAGAGTCCCGCTCCCGCAAGTTTCTGGACAGCAACAAGGCCGTACACAGCGCTGTACGTGCTGCGTTCAACAGCCGCAATCCGTGTTCACAACCCCGGCCGACCACAGTGAAGTGCTGGACATTCAAGGCGTAAAGGAGAGCAAGACCGATGCAGATCCAAGTGTTTATGGGCAATGCCGGCGACGGCAAAACTAGCAAGCTGCAGGGAGTGCAGGACCGCCTGGAATTCACCGGCGAGAGCGCGCCGATCATCCAGGCCGGTGCATATGGGGAGGATGGCTTGTTGAAGATCCTGGAAGTTCGGGCAGCCGGTGGCCAGCGCGAAATCCTGGTGGACGACTGCAGCAGGCAACAGATTTTGAGGGTGTTGGAGTGGCAATCATGCGTTGAGCATGAGCCGGATTTTGACGGCCTGGTGATCCACCTGGCCCGTAAGGACTGACCTTAAAAGAAGCAGTGTCGAGGAGTTGCAGCTCCCCGACACCTAACCGCAACAGAGGGCTATAACCATGCAAGCACAGAACCTAAGCAGCAGCGGCGCGAAGGCTACCATACCGGCACGCCACCTGGTGGCCACCGCGATTATCGGCGCGGCCGTCATTGGTTATCTGGTACACAAAACCCAGGAATCACGAATCCGCCTTGAAAGCCTCAGCCAGATGGCCAGCACCCTGGGCGAACTCAGCGAAACGGATGCCGCCGTCGTCGCCCAACTCCTCGCCAAGCCGGCAACCCGGGGCGTATCACGCAATGTCTGACAGTTCGGCAGCACCAGCACGGCGCTTTCCCTGGAACATTGACTACACCAGCGTTTGCGACCAATGCGGCAATTGGCGCATCCAGGGCAATCACTTGAAATGCAGCCGGCTGCGCCAGCTGCAGAACGCCCATCTACGTAGCCACAAGCCTAAACGGTAAGCAGCGTCCACCAGAAGATGCGCTACCAGATACTTGGCCCGGAAACGGGCCTTTTTGTTTCCGATCGTCAGACTGTCGTTATACGAGTACAGCGTTAGGGGTTTACATGAGTGGGGTCGAAGCTCGCGGTAATTCCGTGAGAATCTATTTTCAATACAACGGCGAAAAATGCCGCGAATCGATACCAGGAGGAAACAAGCCGGCGACTGTGGCCCAGGCAAAACGCTTGCTCGCCATCATTGAATACGAGATTGAGTCCGGTTGCTTTGATTACGCACGCCACTTCCCCAACTCCGCTAGGCTGGTGGAAAACACCTTTGGTCACTACCTGGATCTGTGGTTGCGGATTAAAGCCAACAGCGTGGCGGCATCGAGTTATCGAGGTTACGCCAATAAGGCCGAGGTGCATGTACGGCCACGCTGGGGCAAGGTGCAGATCAACGCGATCGATCACCTGGACCTGCAGGAGTGGATACAGGGCACGCTGTCCAAAACCCTGAAAAACAAGACCATCCGCGACATCATCAGCAACGTGCGCCAGGTGTTCAGGCTCTACCGCACCCGGATGAAAGTTGCTCACGATCCCACCGAAGGTTTGATGGTGCGCCTGCCTGACCCCGAGGCGCCCGACCCATTCACCCGGGCCGAAATTAAACAGATCCTGGAAACGCCGACCACGCGCACCTATGAGCTGCTGATGGTGCAGTTCATGTTATGGGCCGGCCCTCGGGTTTCTGAAACCATCGCTTTGGCGTGGGAAGACGTCGACCTGGAACAAGGTACGGTGACCTTTCGCCGATCGAAGGTGCGCGGCGCCTATCGCGTCACGAAAACCCGCCGCTCGATGCGCAAGGTTCGTCTGCTCGCTCCTGCTTGGGACGCGTTGCGCAAGATCGATGTACTGACTCGAAAGCGGAATGCGGAAACCGTGGAGATTGTTGAACGGGACAACAAGACGGTACGCCGGCACACGCTGCATTTTGTGTTCCTGAACACCAAAAGCGGCCTGCCCCACGCCAACGACTTTGTCGTGCGCGACCGCTTTTTCAAGGCTCACTTACTTGCGGCGGGAGTTCGTTATCGAGGGCCTGGCCAGTGCCGGCACACGTACGCCAGTCAGTTGCTTACCACGGGCATTGCCTCAATCGATTGGATCGCTGAACAGATGGGACACACCAACGGCAATATGATCCGTCAGCACTATGGGACATGGATCAACGAGGATGGGCCTGACGTGGTAGGGATGCTACAAACGGCATTGAAACTTTCGCCCCTCACAGTTCCACATTAAAGTCGCGCAACCCAATCGCATCGGCAAATCGTCCTACGGCCGTCAGGCTGGCCCAGGTGCGCAGCGCCTCACGCCGCGAGCGTACCACCAACCACCGACTGCCAGAGCCTCCTAGGCGGATAGCCAGCGTCCACTTCTCCTCTTGTCGGCTGACCAGCGTATCGCGTACCGCGCCGCCCTCCACCAGGGCGCGCAGTGCTTCTTCGTGAATTCCGTTGTGCATGATTAACCGTGCCTCCTGACTCGATCGGTAAAGTCGCTCACCTGCGCGGGCGTCAGGCAATTCAACTTACCGAAGGTCACTAGATGCTGGATCATCGCTTCTTGACTGCCGGGTTCCTGGGCGACCATGCGCCGGCAAGTCTTCTCCAGGATCAACCGCGCCATCTGCGGATTCTCAATCATCGATGCGTCGAAGGCCAACGCGATGGCGGTGGCCAACTCGCCCAAGTCCGGGTCCTTCCGTTGCAGCGCCCTTAGCGCATTCATCTGCCGTGCGGTGATGGGTAGCGACACGTCTCTCATCCTTAGCGGTCATGATCAGCCATGATCAGCGGTAATGGTAGACCAGACTCCCGTGGTGTGGTTTCCGCCAATCGCAAAAAAGCCCGCCGGAGCGGGCCTTGTTGTGGGGGGCCATTGAACATAAGCGGCGTTATT